TATCCTGAATAGTTTGCGGGCGGTACTTCTCTACCCATAGAAAATCTTTCGACATATTAACCTCATAATAAAAATATAGTATAGCTCACTTAGGTTAATAAATCTACTCCGATTCAGTAGCCATTTCTTGTTGATAAGCTTCTGCTAGTTGAATAGCTTGTAAGCATTGATCGCGAAGCTGACCAATAGTTGATAGCTCTTCACCTTTAAATGCTCCTCGTCCAGTTAACGCATCAATAACAGCAACTGTGCTGCGTGATGTCTTGTTAGCGATCTCATAGATCTCAGAGTGATCTGGTGTATTTGTTTCTTCTTTAGCCATCTTAGCCTCCATAAGTAGATGTTTTTTCTAGAGCAATCCAGTACTTGACTTCGTGATTGACACTAGAGAATTGTGATATAAGTTTAGATGAGATATCAACTTGATAGTCATCAGCAATAATTTTAAGGTTGTTTATGTTTAGCACAAAGCTAAAGTCTTCTGAGTTATACTCACCCTCAACCATAATAGAGTAAGTATTAGCAGTACTATTCTCTGGATCAACAACAGTCAGTTTAACCGAACCGTTATCAGGTTCAATCAACACTTGACTATGACCAAAGACGCCAGCAGCTTTCTTAAGACCATTTAACGTAGACTGCTCTAACGTAAACGATACATCTGCTTGAGGCATATTAATAGGTTTTCCGATCGTAGTAAGCATCTCAGGATCAGCATAGTAATACTTTACCATAGCACGTCCAGCGTTACCGCCTACAATCATATTATTATCTTTAAATTGAACCGAAGGATTATCAACTAGGTCAAGCACACTTAAGAAGTTCTGCAAGTCATATATACCTACTTGTTTATCAAACTGTTCAGTTACAGTAGCTTCACTAAGAACGTTCTTAGCTTCAGCAATAGTCATAATCTTATTACCCGGTTGAATAACAACATTACTGTTTATACTGGCAAAGTTCTGTAGTATCTTTACCGTTGATGCACTTATTTCCATTATGTAATCCTACTAAAGTTTTTATCTTTTACTATTTCTAGTCTGTTCTCGAACTTATCATCTAGTAACTCTCGCTTATGAGAGATAACAAAGATGTTAGTTTCGTTACCTAAAGTATAGATGATCTTCATAAGATTATCAACACCTTCGTGGTCTAAAGATGAGTCGAACGTCTCATCCAATATAAGAAGATTAGTTGCAACACTATTCTTCATCTTAGCTATCATCCTCCAAGTAAACAATAACGCTAGATCTATACGTTGCTTCTCACCTTCAGAGAACGAATCGTATGAGAATGCATCTCTGAATCGTGATCTGATAGTCTCTTGGAATGCTTCGTCTAAGTTAAACGAAACATAGAAGTCTAATATCTCTAGGTACTGATTACACAGCTGATTAATAACAGGTAAGTACTGCTTAACGATCTTAGTCTTAATACCAGTATCCTTAAGCATAGTACTCATTATAATATTATAGTTTAACTGCTCACTGAGTGCAAGCTTTTCTTCTACAAAGTTATTACTATCGAATGTTAAGTCATCTAACTCTTGTACTGCTTGATCCATATCAACGTTAGTATCTAACTTACCTATCTCTTCTTGAGTACGATCAATAGAAGATTGAAACTGAGCAATAGATTTATTATTAGCAGCTAAGTCACTTTGATAGCCTCTACATTCCTCAATAATTAATAATGCAGAGGATAAAGCTTCTTGAGCTTCTCGTAGTCCTTCATCTGCTTTACCAATTCCCGCTTGAAGTTCCTTCGCTCTGCCTTTACCTTCCAACACATGGGTCTCTTTTGTTTCCTCAGTGATGGCTTGATCACAGGTCGGACAGATGTCGTTATTCTCAAAGAATTGGATATCCTTAACGAGCTTTTTAGCTTCGGTATTGAACTTCGTCTTATATGCTTCGAGCTCTTTGATTTTAGCTTCGCGTTGTCCTCTTTCCACATCTGCATTCGGTAGTTGAGATTGAATGGAATCACTAAGCTCTTCGTTCTTTCCATGTAGAGTTTTGATTTCATCCTGGAAATCAGAGATGAGTTTGAGCTTCTCTTCCCTTTGCTCTTTGTTGATTGCTTTGATGTCTTTAATGTATTTCTTCTGTGCATCAATCTTAGTGCTCGTGACGGCATGCTGATGAGTAACATCTTTTACTTGATCCTTCAATAGTGATGTCTTCTCTCTAAGAATACCATTCATCTTAGAGAACACATTAATATCCAGAAGATCCTCGATTACATCTCGTCGATTCATAGAACTTAGTTGCATGAAAGGAATAAAGGAGGAAGACCCTAGCACAACTATCTGATGAAAGCTTTTATGATTAAGCTTCAAGATGTTCTGTTCGAGGATCTTCTGGTACTCTTTGGCATGAGATGATTGGTTAATCATCGTCTCGCCTTTCCATATTTCAAAGACGTTAGGTTTAATACCTCTAACGATTCTGAAATCTGAACCTAGTGCGTTGAACGATACTTCAACGACAGTATTTTTATTATTAATAGTATTAACAAGTTGATTCTTAGATATATTACGATGAGCTTTTCCAAACAAAGCAAAGCTCAATGCGTCAAGCATAGTAGATTTACCTGCACCGTTTTGACCTACAACAAGAGTAGTCTTATTCTTCTTAAGGTCTATCTCAGACCAGTTGTTACCGGTCGATAGAAAGTTCTTCCATCTCAAAGTCTTAAATGTTATCATTATGCAATTTCTAAGGTTTGTGCTTCCAACATAAGGTCTGACATATGAGACTTAATCCTATCTTTATCAAGGTCTGTCTCTACAGCGTCTATGTAAGTATATAATAAAGTAGAAGTATCTTCAACTGATATTTCACTATCTTCTACATTTTCTCCAACAAACTCGTTGAAGTTCTCTGCTATCTTAAGTTCAAGTATAGACTTATTCTGAATACGATCTACGAACTTATCGAATATAAATGTATCAGCTTTATTGATTACAACAATCTTAACGAACTTATTCTCTATCTGAGATAAGTCATATTGCATATAATCTGTATTACGATCATCGTAAGTTATCTTATGATATAGAGTATGAGGATTGCGTATAGCTTCCATAGTTCTAGTCTCTGTATCTAAGATATGAAAGTACTTATCATCATGAGCATCGTTCCAGAAGAATTCCATCTGCGATCCTAGGTACTCAATATTATCTTGAATTGACTTAGTATGAAAATGACCTGATAATACTTTCTCAAAACGAGAGAAGATAGATCGTTTTAATCCATGCTCACATTTACGACCTTTCATCATCTCATATCCTTCGATATCGAAATGACCTCCAAGCCAATCACATTTAGCATTAGCAATAAAGTCTAATGACTGCTTCTCATTCTCAGCTGATATCCAAGGTACAAGGCCAAGTTTAAAACCGTCATAGTCCATGACAGTAGGCTCATGAAGTATATTTACCTCATTCATATAGTGACCTAAGAGCTCCTTGAGACTGTTAAGCTCATTAGTGTTCTTATAGTATGTGTCATGGTTACCACAGATAATATCCATGGTCATTCCATTTTCTCTTAGCGGTTTAAGGAAGTGATTACGGTTGCGGTTAAGAGCGCGGAAGTTAATAAACTTCCTGTTATCATAGTAATCACCAAGATGCACGATATGGCTAATACCCCGTTCCAGAAGACAAGGAAAAAATACATCATCGTAAAATTTCTCTGCGTTATCGAGAAAGATGTCAGAGCTATTGCGAGTGCCACAATGAGTGTCATTAAGTAGGGCTATTTTCATGATTAAGTATGTTCCATTTCGGCGTCCAGCCTAGTTTAAGTAGCGGTTCGATATCTGCTATAGTATGAACTCTTTCACCTGCAGGGTTCTCATCACGCCATTCACCATCAAAGCCGAATGCTTTCGCAACTTGCTCTACAGGAGTAGAATGACCTGTACCTATATCATATACACGTCTATCTATTATAGCTGATTCGAAGTTATTAATCAACTTAAAAATTGCTGAGATAACATCATCTACATGAACAAAGTCTCTGTTATGCTTTCTATTGATATACTTAACCTGATTGTTCTTAAACTTCATAAACAACATATCATCTCTACCTGGCCAGATAGTATGAAATCTCATACCAATAGCAGAGTAGTCTTCACATTGAATCTCATTCATTCTCTTAGTAGCAGCATATGGATTACCCCACCACTCATAAGCATTAGATGAAGATGCATATAGAATATGTTTAGCATTTGCTTCAGCGAACTCAAGCATATTACGCGTACCATTTACGTTAACATCATAATACAATTCAGGATTATCAAACGAAGGTCTTACTCCAGCAAGAGCTGCTAGATGAATAATAAAATCAAAGTCTAGATCAGCAAAGGACTGCCAATCTTGTTGAGACCTAACATCCCTATCATCACCAAACTCATACACTGTACAGTCATTATTCTTAAGGAACTTAACTAGACGACTGCCTACCATTCCATCTGAACCAGTTACAAGTATTCTCATTTTATAAAATCTCCTAAGTCTGAATCAACATTTACATTACGCTTCTTACGTTTCTTTTCCTCTTGAGCAAAGACTTTTACTTCATCGTCTTTCTCTTTTACTTTATCAATACGATCTTTAAGCTGATCAACGAACGCTCTTACTACCTGTACTGAGTGAGTATCGTCTTGATTAGTAGCAATATACTCTTCTAAGCCACTCTGAGATAAGAACTTAATCTTAACATCTTGTTGTTTCTTTTCTTTAGCAATACGACGAAGGAATGCATACCAAGAGATCTGAGTAAAGTATGCGAATGCATTTGGATTACCTGTACGAGTAGCTGCTTCTATATTATAGTTATCAATCGCACGAAGACAATTCTCTACTGCATCCATAACCATCTCTTCACGATAGGTATAGCGAATAAAGTTTGACTTATGAGAGAGACCTTCTGCGATCTTTAGAAAGCAAGATGCAATATAGTTAGGTACAATAGGTAGTTTAGTTTCTGCTTTTTGAGCCTCATTTAGAGTACGTACATAGTCTACAACTGCTTGAGAGAACTCTTTGTTGTTGACATAATGGATACTTGCTCGTTTAGTTCTTGCCATGATAAATTCCTTCAATTCATTATATTATAGTATGTATTTTTATTAGATGCAACTAAAGAAAACAGTTGCACTTTTCGCGAGATCGTATATAATCATATAGCGATATGGGGAGGGGGGATATGTTATTTAACTAAGAATCCTATTCGGGGGTCGTCTATGTAACCATTCGCATCGTCATAAGCTTCTATAAACTCAAAACCGTGTAATTCCATATGTTCTTTCTTCTTACCAAAGTCTGATGCCCATACAGGAATCATATGATCGTATACTGGATCAGGAGATAGTCTAAGATGAACTTCTATAGGTTTATCATTAATAAACTCTACATTGAGATGAGTTACATCTCCACCTATTGACTTAAAGGAATGATGTAGAGTAGGTATATGATCAGACCTTCTCCACTCAATAAACTTAGATAGGTTTATAGGCATGTTAATACCTTCCCAACAATCTAATGCTTTCCATTCTCCACCTTTTATTGTATCACTCATCCATTTATAGTTAACAGAATAATGCTTACCATCAAAGTATTCACACCAAAAATAACCAGGGGCAATAGAAGTATAATCTCCCTTAGCTAGCTTTTGTACAGATGCACACGCTCCCATACCAGCTAAGTTATATATAGGTCTTACAACATACGTGCCTGTCTCTGGTATTTCTACTCCTGCAGGTCCACAAACATAACCAAACTTTTCAGCTAACCATAACTTATTCATCCACTTACGTTGTTTAGGATATTTTAAATAAGCGTCTGTATCTTCCATTAGTGTAACTTGTCCTTATCGAATAGAGAAATAACATTGTCTTGATCTGAGTCTTGATAGTCTTGATAATCAGATTGAAGATCAGCTACAAGGCGTCTAATATTTTTTAAGTTATCTACATCACTATCAGCTTCTATATTTTGCTCACTCTCAATAGCTTTGAAATATTGAGTTAAAAGAACTTTAGACGGTTTAGCTTCACCAATGATCTGATTAAAGTTAAGTAGCTGCAGATAATCATCTTCAAGTTGAAAAGAC